GATTGGAAACTTAAAGACTAATATGCTCAAGATAATTAATAAATGGTTTGGTAAGAAGCGTGAAATAGATGTAGAGCCTCAAGACTTTGCTTCTATACCTGTAGATGAACGAATAACAAATATTAATTTGCAACCTATTAGAACTTTCGGAAACCAAGATGTAAGTGTTGGGAATACTCTAGCTCCTGTAGAAACTCCTTTAGAGGTAGTAAAGAACTACAACTGTCCTAAGTGTAGCCAACCTTTAATATTAGACATGGATAATAAGAAGCTATTTTGTAGCAACTGTAAATATATAGAGCTATGACTTTAAATGAATTCATGGATGAAGCAAAGACCTGCAAGCACTACAGTATAACCATAGAGTTACCGGAGAAGAATAAGGCTATGGAAGTATACAAACGCTTTGATGGAGATGGGATGGAGAAACTTGTAGATATATTAGAAATTTTAGCATAAATAGTATGGCTGAGGCTGGACGAAATACAATACTAACTGAAGAGCTGTTTAAACAAATAAGACAGTCTATTTTAGATGGGAATGATTTAAGAAAAACAGCTGTAGTTTGCGAAATAAACGAAGGAACTCTATATGTATGGCATAGCGATAATTACTTAAACATAGCAGACAAGGTTTTAAGCTGGAAACATGAGAGAATGCTTAAGCTAGCAGAGATGAACTTAGAGGCTATTATGTGCTTAGGTATTGGTGATAAAGAGACTGTTAAAGTAGTAGCTGATGTAAGTAAGTTTACTGCTGAGACACTAGGCAAAGCTAAGTATAGTAAGAGGAATGAATTGACCGGTAGTGAAGGTGGAGATATTAAAGTAACTAATACCCATAACACAACTGCTATGGGGGCAATTAATCAATTCTTAGATGACAATACAACAAATATTAGAGGCTAATGATTTAGGATTAAAAAAGGCTCTATTCCAATTCGATAAAGAAACAGATAAAGAAATCTTGCTCAAGTTTAACTTGTGGGCGAGATATTTTTTTACTAAGTATTATACCTCTAAAGATGCAGACTTTCATAGAGAGATAGACCTATATAACTTAAAAGCTTATAGAGGAGAACTTAATAGCTTTGTTAATATTGCTTTTAGAGGAGCAGCTAAGACAGCCAGAACTAAACTATTTATGGCTTTTGTTATAGCTAATGATACTAATCATTATAGGAAGTATATTAAAGTATTAGCTTCTGATGGTATTAACGCTAGACAGATTGTAACTGATATATATAACATGCTTATCACTCCCGGTGTATCAGAGATGTATCCGGAAGTATTTAGAAAGTCTATATACAAAAAGGAAGAGACAATGAGTTCATTTACTACTGCTACAGATATTAAGGTTATAGCTGATACAGTCGGCACAGACCAGCGTGGTAGCATTCAACAAGAGAGTAGAACTGACTTTATATGGTTTGAAGACTTTGAGAATAGAACTACTTTAAGAAGTGCTGTTAAATCCAAAGCTATCTTTGATAATATGGAGGAAGCTAGAACTGGTTTGGCTGTTAATGGTTCATGTATTTATACCTGTAACTATATCAGTGAGGCTGGTAACGTTCATAGATTAGTTCTAAAGGAAGGCAATAAGCATAAAGTCTTAATAGTTCCTATTATCACAGACGATGGAGTTATAACTTGGCCTGATAGATATTCTATCAATGACATAGAGCAGATGAAACTTGATGATGATGACTTTGAAGGTGAGAGACTATGCAAGCCTAGTTCAAGTAGAGATGTTATGTTTGACCGTGATACCTTAATGATGATGGATGAACTACAACCTAAGAAAGAGATTGCTGGCTTTAAGATATTTAGTGAGTATGACCCTAGTCATAGATATGGCTCAGGACACGACGTAGCAGGCGGTGTGGGCTTAGATAGTTCTACATCGGTATTTATAGACTTCTCTTCAATACCAGCTAAGGTGGTGGCTACATTCGCTAATAACACTATTAAGCCTGATACTCTAGGTGATGAGATAGCTAGACAGTCTAATATATTTGGTGCTTCCATTATAGGTGTTGAGAAGAATAATCATGGACATTCAACTATAGCTAGGTTAAGACAGTTAGATGCTAATCTTTACAAGACTCAAGGTAAGGAAGTTAAGATTGGAAACTCAACCCCTACTGAATATGGATGGAATACTAACGGTTTAACTAAGCCTAAAATGATATTTGAGCTTAAAAAGGCTATCGAAGACAAGCTTTTAGTAGTAAATGATAAAGATTTGTTGATGGAATTGAAAGGTTATACTAGAAATGACCTTATGGATGATGAAAAAGACCCGAGATTAACAACAAGACACTTCGATTTAATGATTGCATGCTGTATTGCATGGCAAATGAAGGATTTTGCAGAGATTAAGAAGGAACAAAGAGCAGTTTATCGTGAGCCTGAACTGATTTATAACGATATAGGCTTGTAAAATTAATAATTTAGTGGTATAATAATCTTATAAATAATAAAAAACATATGCAATTAGAAGGAACAATCTCATATCCTAACGGAGGTGAAATAAACAGTGATTTAGTAGCTGATGCAAGTAGAAACCTTAAGACTACTCTAGGAACAGCTTTAGACAAGGTAAACGACCATGTAACTACTCATCCAGTTGGATTAACTTATGTTAATTTATCAGCTTCAGGTGTAGTTTTAGCTACAGCTGGACGTTTGAGAGGTATGTATATTAACTCAACTAATGCTGGAACTGTAAAGATTTACGACAACACAGCAGGTTCTGGAACAGTTATTAACAATACTATTACTCCAGCAGTTGGTTACCATGAATTAGGTAACGCAGCAGCAGGAACAGGTGTTTATGCTACCATTGGTGGCACAGCTCTTGATGTAACTTTTTATGTAGAAGCTAACTAATATGTCAACAAGGATAGGGGTAAATATAAATAAAAATTTAATAAAATCCACTAATCCTATTACAGTGAAAGGTGGTGTAGTTAGAGTTATAGACGATGCTACTGGAGATATAGCTAGGACTACAAGTGGGTGGATTGAAGCAGAACAATATCAAGTTTATTTTTTAGCAGATGCCGCAACAGTAACGGCTAAATTTGGCAGCACCGTGACAAGAACAGGGAGATTAACTGGTTCCATTACCACTTCAGACGCAACAGGTAAAGGAAGATTTGTTATTGGTTTAGGTTCAGGGACAGGTGCTTCTGTTAGTGCTGTAAATCTTTTTAAATATGGAATACCGCTTAAAGCTAGTACATCTTATAGGTTAACTTTGTATGTTAATTTTTCAGGAATAGCAAATGCTCAACTCTTAACACTACAAGAGTTTGGTTCTACTGGAACTAGACTTGCTGTAAATGCTACAACTTCAGAAAGTGGTACAACTAGTGGTGTTTTTGTAAAAAGAACTTTTACTTTTACCACTAATGCTTCTGCTGTCTATGGAGTTATAACTTGTGGACCTGCAGCCGCTGGTAATAATCAAATATTTAATGCAGATTTTAACTCAATGACTCTAGAAGAAGTATCCACCATAACTAACTCCTCCTCTGCTCCTGCTCTTCTTTACCCTAAAGCAACAGCAGTAACGAGTAAAGATAATATAGACCAGAGTCAGGTGACTACAACTGGTTCTTTAGCTTTAGGAAATGGAACAAGTTATTATCGTGGCCAGACATTCACTCCAACAAAAACAAAAAATGCATCAATTATATTTCAAAAAATAGCTAACGTAGGTTCTCCAACTTTTGATGTAGACTTAATTGTTGAAGATACCACAAATGGAAAACCAAATGGAACAGTAGTTGGAACACCTGTTACAATAACAGCCGCTCAGTGGGATGCAATATCTAATAATACAGATTATACTGTAACTTATCCTACAACATTAACAGCTGGAACAATGTATTCTTTCTACTTAAAACCATCCGCACAAGGAGATGCTTCTAATCACCGTAAAATAAATGCTAATGCTACTGGAGCAACTTACACTGGCGGAACAGATTTGTCTTATAATGGTAGTACGTGGTCTACTGGTACTTTAGACCTTTACTTCAAAACCCTCTACTCTAAAAACACTACTAACTTTACTGTCTCTACCGATACTGAAACTCTATCATACACAGCTCCTACAGTAGACGGTTGGGCTGATGGAACTATTATTGATACTGCTACTTTAGGAGTAACTCCTTTAACTCTAGCTCCTGGTGCTAATAACGTCTATTATTCAAGTAATGGACCAGCTACAGCAGACGGCACAGTAGACCCTAGTTTACAATCTACAGTTCAACTAAACCAATATCAGACTAAAGTAAGAAGTGCAGCAGTAGGAAGAGCTCAATCTACTAGAAGAATAAGTGTTAATGATTTTGGAACTAATCTTAAGTTTACAGGAGGCTCAACAAATAGCGTTTATATAGAAAACTCTGATAGCCGAATATATAATGGAACTGGTGATTTATCTTTTTCATGTTGGGTAATGTGTAAGTTAGATGGCACTGCAGATAACTTATTCTCTATGCCTGCAACAGCTGGCAACAATAGAAGATATTTATTTATAAGTTCAGGAGGTTTATTAAGCCTAACTCAAGGAAGCACACAGACGGCTTCAACATATAAATTCAAACCAAACACCTGGACTCATGTAGTGGCTTTATATGATGCTACAAACTCTATAGCTAAAATATATATCAATGGTTCTTTATTAGTTACATCATTAACTTCAGTAATAGGCACTGGCGTTTCTGATTTACTAATTGGAAACCAAAGTGCTGCGAGTGTTCAATCACTTAATGGAATGATAGACCAAGTAAGGCTATATAATAGAATCTTGTCAGAAACTGAGATAAATGATTTATATTACACGGATAGTACAAATAGAAACGGATTAATAGGTGAATGGTTATTTGATGAAGCTACTGGCTCAACTGCTTATGACACTTCAGGAAACGGAAATCATGGAGCTATAACCGATGCTACTTATACAAATGATGTATTCATGAAATCAAGAACAAACGTATGATAAAGACATTAGAGAATGAAGTAAGAGTATTGCAAGACCAGCTTATATCTTTAAAAGGTATAGTTGAGTTCTTTGTAGACTTGAAAGGTAAGACTACTGAATTAGAACGTCTTATAATGGATTTATCAGATAAGAAAGATTCATTGGTTGAAAGCGTAGCTCAATTAACCATAGATAATGGAAAGCTTGAAAGAGAATTGGCTGATTTTGAAGTAAAAAGAAATAGACTAGATACTTTATTGACTAGTAATAGAGAGGTTGAGAATTCTATTAAAGATGAAAGAGCTACTATTTTAAAGGAAAAGGAAGAAATAGATTCAAAGATTGCAGATAATACAGCAGTATTAGCTCAAGCTAATCATAAGTTGAATGCTATAGAGCTAACACAAAAACCTATATATTACTATGTCAGACACTTACAGAATGTATTTGATGACAATGGTTTAAAGGTTGACGTGCTTGAAGAGTTAAGAAAAGTTAATAAATAAGTATGAATAAAACAACTATAGATAAGATTGTTGCTCAATCTTTAGATGAAATATCAAAATCTAGACTTTATAAGCAAGGGAAAATACAAAGCTGGCAGAAGAATGAAGAAATGTATTACTCTAAGAAGCAAAAGCTGGTAGAAGCTAGAGCTAATGTTTCATTAAGCAGAATGCAAGAGTTCGTTCATACTCTATTATCTAAGATTGATAATCCTTTAGTCTTTAAGTTCTCTAAGAGAAAAGAAAGCCAACTAAAGAGAGTGGCTAGGCTTAATGCTTTAAGAGAAATTGATTCACAAGAAGGCTTCTGGGACTTGAAAGATATTGTAGGTAAGAAGCAAGCTATTATCTATGGTCGTACTATCTATGCTTATTATGCTAATAGTGCTGATGGATATAAATCATGCTTAGAGAATGTTGATGTATATGACTTCTTAATTGATTCAGGTGCTGGTGGTATTGATATTGAGCAAGCTATGTATATGGGACGCTACAATATCGTTAAGACTGCTAAACAGTTGAAAGACGGTATCAAAGCTAAACTATATAGGAAAGATATTACTGAAGAAGTAATCCAAGCTGAAGGCTCTGGTAAGACTAAAGAAGACTTGAACAAAGACTCTAGAAGTTATGACCAAGGAACATTAACAAAGAACTCCGAACAGTTCATTAGTGGTAAGTTTAAGTTCTGGGAGTGGTTCACTACTTATGAGGGTGAAAGATATTACCTATTAATGACTGATGTCGGTCAATGTATTAGATGTGAGACGTTGAAAGATATGTTTGCTTCTGAATTATGGCCTTTCTGGTCATATGCTTCTTTCCCTGACCTAACAGAGTTCTGGACTCCATCTTTCTGTGATTACGCTAGAGAGATATTCATGGCTCAAGAGATTAGCATCAATCAGATGTTAGACAATGCTGAAGCTAATAACAAACCTCAAAAGGTTATTGATGTAATGGCTATTGAGAATGAAGCTGACCTTAAATATAGAAGAGATGGTATTATTCGTTTAAAGGGTGGTGCTGACGTGAACAAAGCAGTTCAAATGCTACAGATTCCATCAATTAATACTCCTATTCAAGTATTCAATATCTTAGAACAGATTCAAGATAGAGCTTCTGGTGTTAGTGCTGCTGCTTCTGGTGCAGCTGATGAATCCGGAAAGGTTGGTATCTATGAAGGTAACCAAGCTGCTGCTGCTGATAGATTCGGACTTTTAAATAAGAGTTATTCATTTGGATATAAGAGATTTGCTATTCTTTATATGTGGGGTGTTAAAGAACATCTAACAAAGAAGATTGCGATTGATATGATTGGCCCAGATGGTATTGAAACTGAAAAGGTTAGTAAGAACGATATTTTCAGAAAGGGAGAAGATTTTATTACATTAGTAGAGGCTTCAAACTCCGAGATGATGAACGATAACAATGAACAGACAATGAAGATGAACTTTTTAAATGGTAAGGTTGGAGTTCCTGACTTTAATCAGAAGAAGGTTGCTGAACTACAAGCTAGTATTGTTGGATTTAGCGAAGGTGATATTAAAGCTTTAATGGATACTACTGAATATGGTTCATCTGTTATTCTAAGTGAAGCAGATAGAGATATTGAAGACTTATTAGATGGTAAAGAGATTAAGCCTAATAAGATGGCTAATACAGCTTATAAGCAGAGATTCGTTGATTTCATGCAAGACCATGAAGAAGATATGAGCATGGAAGAGTTCAACATCCTAACTGCCTATATCATTTCAGTAGAGGATATTATCATGAAGAACATGGCTAGAAGTGTTAATAATCAATATATTAAATCAATGGAACAAGCACCTGTGCCTGAAGCTATGACTCCAAACAGTCCTATCGCTCCAGTAGCAGAACCTGTTCTATAAACAAACTTATGATTAAATTTAAAATGGTTAAGAAGTCTAAAGACGCTTTAGATGCAGTTATAGAAAGAAGTGGTGATGTATCTCGCTTTACTGTGAGAGATATCATGCAAGACCTTGAGAAACTAGCAAAGGCTAAGAACGAGATGAAAGTTAATGCAGATTTACAACAAAGAATTGTCGACAAAGTAGTTGAACAGAATCCTGAAGTCTTAGGTTTAAAGGAAAAGGTTCAAAAAGCTTGTTACCTATTTATAGAATGTTCAGAGAAACAAAAAGCTTTCAATGAAAAGTCTAAAGCTATTACTAAGATGATTAAAGAATATAAAGGAGACTTAGAAGAGATTCAAAAACAAACTGGCGTAAGCTTATAATATGGAAGAAATAATCAAAGATAAAGAAAAGTATGCAAAGCTAGAAGCATTAGCTAATAGTGAGGGAGGTAAACTTCTACTAGATACACTTAAAAGCGATTTAAAGGGGTCTATAAACACTTTGATTGGAAACTATAGGTCAACATCCCATATTGAAATAATTTGTCTTATAGCTCAATTAGAGAGCAGGCTAGAACTTTACAAGAGAATCAGTAATTCTAGTAAGAACAAAGCTTTAACAATAGAAGAATTAGAACATATTGTGAAAGATGAATAATACCTTTCGCTACACTGTCTCTTTATGGGGACAGTAAGCGGTAGAGATTACCGTTATACTTCTGGATGGAGTTATAAAATCCTGTCTAGTCTCGACATTAAATTGATTAAATTTATGACAGAAGTCTTAAACGCATCAGAGGTGATGATTGAAAACACCGAAGCAACTGCCGAAGTAGAAGTTGAGGCTCAAGCTGAAACTAAAGAGGCAACAGTAGGAGAAATCATGGAACAAGAAGCTGTAAAAGCTGAAACAGTTCCACTAGCAACCTTTCTTGAGTTGAAAAACAACAACAAAGACCTAGCAAGACAGATGAAGGACTTACAGAAACAAATTGAATCTGGAGCTTCTAAGAAAGAAGTAAGTTCAGATTTAAAGGCGATTGCTGAAAAGCATAATATTGATGAGGACTTTTTACAGGACTTAGCCAATACTATCAGAAGTTCAGCAAAGGCGGAGGTTGAAGAAGAGCTAGAGAGTAAGCTTAAACCTTTACAAGATAAAGAGAAAGCTGAAAAACTAGACAAAGCTTTTGATTCACAATGGGATAAATTAATGGAAGCTATGCCTGAATATAAAGACATTGCTAACAAATCTATCATCAAATCACTAGCCTTCAACAGGGATAATGCAAATAAGACATTTGCTAAGATATTAGAGGAAGCTTATGGTAAACTCGTAGCCGGTAAGCAAACAATGGAAACCTCTAAACCTGGTTCTGGTAAGAGTGATGATTCCGAAATAGACTTTGCTAAGGTAAACAATCCTGAATATTTCAAACAAATTATGGATAATCCTAATTTGAAAGCAAAATATAATAAGGACTTAGTAACTAGATTAGGGTTATAACTAACCCAAGCCAGTAATGCGAGATTTATAAAACATTAAACATTATTATGGCTTTAACAGATTTTCGCACCCAGTTCGACAACTCATATCAAGAGGTGTTCAACAAGGTGTTAGTAGGTAAGGCAATTGCTAACTATAGATACGAATCAGTATTAAAATACGGTGAAAGCGTAGAAAGAGTAGCTTTTGATTTATCTGGTGTAGTAGTTCGTAACGTAACAAGAGGTTCTGCTTCTACAATCGATTCAGTTACTGATTCAAGTGAATTATTAACAGTCAACATTGAAAAAGAAGCTGTATTCCACATTTCAGATGGTGAAGCAACACAAGCTGGCCCAATGAATCCTGGTGAAAAGATTGGTGCTGAAATTGCTATCAAAGTAGCTACAGATTTAGATGCTCGCATCTTAGCTGAAACAAGAAATGCTTTGTATGATTTCGACAATGGTGATTTAACAACTGGTGCTTCAACTGGCACAGCTATCACTTTGAGTTCAACAACTGTTCCTCAAATGGTAACTCGTATGCCTGCTAAATTGAAGAGATATAACCAATTGCTAACTAACATGGCTTTGGTAGTTGATTCTTATGCTTTATCTGATATTGAACAATATCTATTAGGTAAACAATTTGATATCGTAAATTCAGTATTCCAAAATGGTTATGCTGGTTCTATCTCAATGGCAAAGGTTTACGTTTCAGAAAACTTAACAGGTGAAGCTTTATTCACTTTCTCAAGTGGTTTAGCAACTGATGGCGACACAATCACTATTGGTGGTGTAGTATTTACATTAAAGACTGCTTTAAGTTCTGGCCCTGCTATTGCTGGTGAAGTTGTATTAGGTGCAAACTTTGCAGCTACTATTACTAATCTAGCTGCTGCTATCAATGCCCCAGCAACAACAACTTTAACTTTCACTGCTTTAAGTGCTGCTAACGCTGCAATTATCTCTGAAACTTTGAAATTAACTGCTACTGGAACTGCAACAACTTTAAACATTGTTGGTATTGGTTCAGGTCGTATGGTTATCTCTGAATCAGCTACAAACGTTGCATTAACTTCAAACACTTTACATTGTTATTATGGTAAAGTAGGTGCTATTGATGTAGTTGTTCAAGACATGAAAGAGGTTGATATGCGCACAACTGCTGATAGACGTGGCACAAATATCTTTACTTCATATTTAGCTGGTATTAAGACTTTTGCCGACGGAAGTCGTAAATTTTTGGACGTTCTTATCTTAATCGCTTAGTCAATAAATTAGGGAGAGCCTAAAAACTCTCCCTTTAATGGTAAATATATGCAAACAAACTCTTTAATTCCTGGTATTTTAATCCTAGAGAATGATTCTAACGGATACGTAACAAGAGGCAACACAGCTGGTGCTTTATTAACAACTGCTGGTTATTTTGCTACAGGTTGCGTTCTAGTAGACACAACAACTGCTAAACAATATATCAACACTGGAACTGTTGCTGTTCCTGTATGGAACTCAACAAGTGAAGTAACTAGTGCTGAAATTGACCCATTAGTAGTTCAAGTTGCTCAAGTACCTTTAACAGCTGCTCAAATTAACGGAATGTATGCTACTCCTGTAGTAATTGTTCCTGCTGTAACTGGTAAAGCTATTGTTTTAGATGATTTAATCGTAGACTTAACTGGAACAGCTACTCAATTTGCTGGTGGTGGTGTTGTAAACTTACAATACAAGGCTACAGCTAATGGTGCTGGTGCTGCTTTACATGCTGATATTGCTGCTGCTACTGTAACAGGTGCTACAACAAGATTCATCATTCAACGTTCTCCACTAGTTGCTGGTTCAGCTATTACTACTGCTGATATTATCTCACAAGGTGTATACATCAGTAACAAATCAGGTGCTTTCACAACTGGAACTGGAACTTCTGTTGTAACTTGTAGATATCACCTAGTTTAAAAGCTTCTTCTCTCCTTTTATGAGGAGAGGGATAAGACTTTAAACAAACAAATATGCCAATAACAAGTGAACTCATTTCCAGATTTGAATTGTATGTGGACGACAGCACCGAGCTGTCATCTGCTGAAGAATTAGCTTTGGCTAATAAGATTTATAGAAAGGTTCTTAATTATAAAGATTGGGAATTTTTAAAGAAGGCTTTTAGTGCAACAACTACTGGAGTTAATTATGTTGCTTTGCCAACAGACTTTTCTCACTTTGCTAGTAATGGTTGCTATACTGACAATTCTTATCAGAACGTAGTAACTAATTCAGCAGCTAAGGTTGTTTGGGTTGGTAACTCAATGTATCAACTTATTAACTGGAGTGATAGAAGACAATATCTTAATAGTGGAGGTTATTGCTATGTAGATATTGCTGCTATGAGATTATACTTTACTTCTGCTCCAACTTCAGGTTTAACTGTAGAAGCTGACTATATCTATAGACCGGCTGATTTAACTTTATCTACTAGTCCTGTATTCCCTAGTGATTACCATGACGTTATATATCACGGAATGGCTTCTGACGACTATGCTATTCAACAGTTTGATAAAGCTAAAAGTTATGCTGGTGAGAACGCTGCTAAATATGAGGATTACTTAAGCTCAATTGCTTCATGGAACTCAAGACTAATTAATTACTAACTAATATGGATAAATCAATAAACGCCTTTGTAAGTGGCATTTATAATCTGATTGACCCAGAAAATACTCCCAAAGATTCATCTCAAGACTCTAAGAACTGGATAACACAAGATGGAAAGATTATTTTAGCTGGAGGTCGCAAGGCTTTAGGAGATGAGGGATTGATTGGTAGGACTAATATGCTTTGGTATGGCTATAAAGCTAAAGGAGGAAAGGTTCTATATAGAAAGATTAACGATAAAATCCAATATCTATTAGTAGATACTTGGACTGATGTTATTACAGGACTAACTGATATTGATATGTCAGTAGCTAATTATTCATCTTTAGCTGGTGCTTTTACTCTATTTTGTAATGCTGATGGATTTTGGATGGTAAACAATGCTCATCCTGCTTCTGCTATAGACTTATACGACTCAACAAAGAATTACAAAGGTTACATTTTAATAGATAAAGGGAGAGCTTTGCTATGGAATAGACCAGGAGATAAGACTGGTTTATATGGCTCTTGGATTGATAAACAGAATTCAACATCATATACAAACGTAGCGAGTGAGGCTATTGGAGCATTAGGCTCTATAACTTATACAGGAACTCTAGCTTTTAAGGCTGGTGGAGCTAGGAGAAATTGTTTTGGTGGAAGCTCAAGTGGTGCTTTTTTTACTGGAACTGTGGCTGCTGGGACAGAAACATTTGTTGATAACTATGATGGAACTATAACAGGCTCTAGGGGTGGAACTGGAACTATTAACTATAATACTGGAGCTTATTCAGTAACTTTTAGTGCTATTACCACTGGAGCAGTTACCTCTAACTATCAATGGCAAGACTTTGCTATTAAAGGTATAGCTGACTTCTCTAAGTCTAGCCCAAGACAAGAAGGTGAAGGGTTCCAATTTCCTCAAGATGAAGGTGGAGACCCTATTTTAAATGTACTAGTAGGACAAGATGGTGCTTATTACTCAATGAAAGAACAGTCTACCTATAGATTGTCAATAGATGCTGATGATAAAAACGCTACAAACGAGGTTTTTAGAAAAGATATTGGTTTACCTTATTGGAAAGCTTCCATTTCTACTGGAAATGGTATTGTTTTCATGAACACAGCTAACCCAACTAAGCCGGAGATGACAGTTCTAAGACAAAATCCTCTAGGGGATAACTTAGAGCCTATTGTTTTATTCCCTCAATTCAAGTTTTCTAACTATAACTATGATAGTGCTGTATTTGACACCTATGATAGATATATTGTTGTTAGTTGCAAGTTGCAAAATTCGGTAAATAATGATATAATATTACTATGTAACATCAATTCTAATACAGTTGATGTAGTAAATTACAATGCAACATGGTTTGCTAAAGACGAAGGCAATCTTTATGTAGGTTATCCTCTAACAAAGAGCGTTTATCAAATATTTAGTGGTTTTGATGATGATGGATTGCCTGTTGATAACTATTGGATAGGCAAAGATGACCTTTTAGACACAGACAACCTTAAAAAGGTTAGAAGATTACGCTTTAAAGGCTTAATAGACCCAGACCAATCACTAGCAGTATATTTAGACCTTGATAATTCAGGCTTTAGTTTAGTGGGAACTATCTATGGTAGAGGTTCTTATGTAGATTATTCAAGTCCACAAACTATCGGCTCTAACTTTATTGGTTCAGAACAGATTGGTGGAGGAGATACTTCTATAGCATATTCTTATTTCTGTGAGATTAAGGTAAAGACTAGTAAATTCAGAGCAAGAACCATTAAATTAGTAGCTACTGGTATCGGATATGTTGATGTAGATAGCGAAACTGATTTTAATATTTTACAATTTGAGAACAGGATTCCTTCTAAATACAGAAATAAACAAAACGTATCTTTAAACGGAGTCCAAAATGATTTAAATAACCCTATCTTTTAACAATATGAGCAGTTTATTAGGAAAAATCGCGGCTGATTTTCAGACTAGTCTAGCAGCGAAGATGGCTGTAGGTGCTACAACAGGCACTTTACAATCTAATTTAGATGATGACGCAGTTGCTTTGCCAACTGGAACTTATTATTTCACTATTGATGGTGATAGTTCTCAAAAAGAACACATCAAATGCACTAATACAGCAGGTGCTTTAACTGCTATTTATAGCGTATCAAGACAAGGAGTAATGACTTCTGGTTGTGTTAGAGAACATAGAGTCGGAGCAACAGTAACTATTACTGACTTTGCTCATATTAAGGTTATTAATGACCTTTTAGATGGAACTACTGATTTAAATGGTGCTGTTCCTCTAAAATATGATGCTGACCCAACTTTAACCGATGACAAACATTTAGCTACTAAAAAATATGCTGATGATTTAGCTATCGCTGGTAGCCCTAAAGCTACTGAAGCTGTTTATGGTATCGCTAAGCTTTCAAGTGCTATGGTAGACCCAACATCACCTATCGTTCTTAACAATGAAGAAGTAAGTGCTACAACTGGAGCTAATAAAGTAGTTAAAGCAAACGCTAGTGGTAAAATAGATAAGGGCTTTTTAGAATTAGGAACTGACCCCGGATTAGAATTTGTATCAAATGGTTTAGAGGTGAAAGTAGGAACAGCATTAACAAAGACATCTGGAGGCGTAAACGTTGATGTAGGAACAACAGATGGAAAAATTGTGCAGATGACTACTGGAGATAAGTTACCAGCAGTAGACGGAAGTAATTTAACCAACTTGCCTCCATATAATTATTATATGGGAGTAGGAGCTGGAGCTGAAACATATTATAATTATATTATCCCTAT